GACATATCGAACCTCCGCCGGAGGGAGGAGACCCGCCCTCAGCGGATGGACCACTACGGGAACACCCGTCCGGGGTGTCCGCCCAGTCTGACTCTATGACGTCTGCTGCGTTAAAGCGTAGCACCGCCACTCGGGGCCAAACTGAGACACGCAAAAAGGGGGGGCCTTCCACCAAGCCTAAGGGCATGGGGAGGGCCAAGACCGTACGCGAAGACGCTCAGGGAGGCGGCCGAAGTACCTTTAAGGGAAAAGGCAACTCGGGTGGAAGGAACGGCTGCAGTGAACCGACTGTCAGGAAGGGAGGGGAGCCCAGGAGGGGGGAGGCTGCTGCAAGGCAGTCGCAGAAGCCCCCGGGTCGAGGAGGGGCTGGCAAGAAGGCTGGACGCGCAAAGAAAGGCGTTGACAGCGTGGCGGAAGCAGTTCAGAATGAGCGTGCGAGGGCACAAGCCGAGCAAGACTGTGCCAGGGAGGCTGACACGGCCCACGAGGAGGCCGCTCCCCAGGTTGATCCCTACATCGCCCATAATGAGCAGAACATGTACCACGCCCGCCATTTGGCTGGGTTTGCGTTCGAAGTTACTGTTCAGGAGGGAGATAGGAGGTTTGCCATAAATATACAACTTTTCGAGGAATTCGGGAGGTTTATCGGCGAAAGCGCCAGAGGTTTGGCAGACTACATGGGGAACCACAGTGTCTTTGAGGCCATTGGGGCAGGAATTCGGGGATACTTTAATGCTTGGGCGCACCCGCAGCGCACCGCGGACTACATCCATGAGTTCGGCTTGCGTTTGCGAGACAGGATCTTTAACCACAACAGGATCGAGTATCATGTTACTATTGGCGAAGAGATCTTCCAGGCTATTAATGTTGACACCAGACCCGATGCGAATGCCGTGATGGACCTCAAGCACGAGAGGATGTTGGCCTACGTCTATGTTGAGGCGCTCAAGTACGTTCAGAGCTTTGGGGCTTACGAGTCCCGGTCGCCATTCCGCCCGCAGCCATTCGCGGTTGACTTGGAATTTGTTTCTCAACTTTGTGCTCCACATATTCTGCTGGCACCCGAGTCGAAGCGGAAGGACATGATCGCTTCTGCCGCAAGGCGGTTGTGTTCTGTCAACCACAATAGGTATGACGTGGGGGGAATTGTAGCCAATTCTCTCCTACTCGCTCAACTCCTCAGTCACTATCTCGTTTCTCGAGTGACTGAGCATGAGCGTTATGCAACTTTTTGAAGAGACACGGACCCTTGGTGGAGGGGCCCGTGTCTTATGGCATGAGGATCACTGACCGTGATCTATCCACCGACCTCAAAGAAGTGAAAGACAACTGCGAGGTGAAGCTCAGGCCCGACAATGTGCCACGAAAGCCTGTGACCATTTCGTTGGGCCCCCATTTGGAGGGTTGTGCTCCGGTGCGCGTGGATGTCTCAGATCCACTCACCCAGGCTTCAGGAGTACTGAAAAGAGTGGCTAGGAAGCCACCCGAGGTTGATCCTGACCTCGTGCAGGAATTCGTTGACTTCTCGGCGGGACTTATTTCCCAGGTCCCACGCCTTACTTTTCTCAGCGAATTAAGTGTCGAGGAGTGGTTGGAGAAAACCAATTACCCTCAGTGGCGGAAAGATGAGCTTTTGCGGCATGCCGACAAGATCTTCAACGTTGAAGACAACCAGGTGCGAATGAACAAGTGTTTTATTAAGCGTGAGGGCTACACTGAGTTCAAGTGGGCTCGCATCATCATGTCTCGTTCTGACGAGTTTAAGACTGAACTTGGGCCAATTGTTAAGTTGGTCGAGGAAGTCTGTTACTCCGAGGACGTGTTTGGTAAGTATTTTATCAAGCACTGCACTCCCCCTCAGATTGCAGAGAAGATGATGAAGAAGTTCAAGGGGCTGACTGGCATCAAGTTCCTTGAGACTGATTATACTTCGTTCGAGTCCTTGTTTCGCTCTGAAATTTTGTTGGCAGTTGAGGTGCGTTTTATCCTGCATGTGTTGACGAACACTCGTGCATACAAGAAAGCGGCCAGGTGTGGTAAGGTCATTTCAGAAATGAATAAGATGGTCATGTCCACCTTGGTCGCTTATGTGCAAGCCAGGATGAGCGGAGAAATGACAACTTCGTTCGGGAATGGGTTGACGAACTTGTTTCTGATGTTGTTTGCGGCGTACAAGTCGGGCGCCAAGGTCGACGGGTTTGTGGAGGGTGATGATGGACTCTTTGCAGAGCTTTCGGGCAAGTTTGATGAGACAATTTTCTCTCACCTTGGCTTCATCATCAAGCTTATCCGCCACCCAAGTCTTGAGACTTCTGCTTTTTGCGGAACTGTCCTTGACTGGGAGGGGGACCCGCTACCTCTCACGGATCCCATTCGATTCTTGGTCCGGCTGGGTTGGGCTGAGCAGCAGTATATGTTCAGCAGTTTGCGCAAGAGGCACGCGCTGTTGAAATGCAAGTGTCTTTCCTACGCCCACCAGTACGTCGCGTGCCCCATCGTCTCGCTGCTCGCCAGACATTATGTGGCGCTCCTTAAGGATGTCACTTTTTTCGAGTGTCTCAAACTGGTGAACTCGTTCAAAGGTGATCAGTACCAGCGGGAGTACCTCAGAGATGCTCTGGACGGTGAGGTGCCAGATTATGTGGAGCCGAGCCTAAGATCTCGCTTTATTGTGCAAGAGAGGTTTGGCATCACTGTGGATCATCAAATTCAGTTTGAGAGAGCTGTGATCCCTCATCTTGATTTGGGCCCCATACCCATGGAACTTATTCCGTTTGAGTTGCCCGACCACTGCAAGCTCTTCTGGGACGAATATGTCCATAGGAATGTTTTGTACAAGATGGACCCTTTCTTGTGTTTTCCCATTGCGAAAATGCGAGATTTGTTGTACCAGACGGGCAAAGTGTCGGATGTGTGACGGATCTTTGGGGGGGCCAACGTCCTGGGTAAGACGTTAAACTGCCCGCGCAGTTGTGAGTCTGCGTGCTAAGGCGAGCAAAACTCTCCCCCTCGCTTATTGGGTTTTAAGGTTGCGGTTATCGCCGTCACTGCGGCCGCCACAGGGCGGGGGTAGACACCAGGAGGTTTTCACTTCCCAGAGGCACACGTTTGGGTGTATAAATATAGGAGTTTGTGCCCGGCGTACGGGGTTGTTGGGTTGAGTCGCCCGACAAACGTGGGCATTCGTGCTTACGGACCCTTAGAATTTGACTTCCCAAGAAATCTCTCATGAAGGAGTTGGGGAAAGGAAAGAAGAAGGTGGTGCGCGCAGTCCAGCGTGCACCAAAGCTGCAGCGTCAGGTGACCAAGATCCTGCCTGCAGCGCGGACTGTGGAGTCGCGCAGCACTCAAGCTGTCTACAGTGCGCTCAAAGAGGGGCTGCTGGTGAGCCACTCAGAGTATCTTTGCGACGTCGTGTCGACGGGCACCGCATACAACACCATATCTAAGGCTGTAAATGCGGCGCACGTCACATTTCCTTGGCTGCACAAACTTGGTGACAGCTTTGAGAAATACAAGTTCCGCAGCCTGCGTGTGGACTACAAGCCCACTGTGGGCACCACTGCGACTGGCACGGTGGTGTTGGCCATGGACTACGATCCTTTGGACGCCGTCCCGGCCTCGAAAAGCCGTGCTTTGTCGTACCATGGGGCAGTTCGTGCTGTTCCGTGGAATGAGGTTGGGATGCCCGTGGTGCCTATGAAAGAGGCATTGTACACGCGCAAGGCAGGCTTGCCCGCGAATGCAGATAAGAAGACCTATGATTATGGGAATCTTCACATTTGCATGGACGGGGTTGCCGTGGGCACGTGCGGCGAAATTCATGTGAGCTACGTGTGTGAGCTGCTCAAACCGCAGTCAGCAGACAGTGGTGAGGGTGCTTACCTGACGGGCTCCACCGACATGGCGCTGTTCAGGCTCTTTGGGTCTGACGTTGCGCGCACAGGCTCGTCCCGTGTTGATCCGACGATGTATCCGGCAGGACTCGTGACAGGTCAAGCGGTTACTCTCCACGGGGCCGGCAGATGGTATGTCGCTGCTCGCATCACAGGCACTGGACTGACGACCCCAGCAGTTCAGAATGCCGCCGACACGACTACTTGGACCTACAACAGTGGGTACCAAGACGCCACTTCCGTTGCGGCCATGATTGTTTGGACGCTCGACTTCACTACAGAGACGGCCGTGTTTGCCCCTGAGCTCACGGCATTCACCACCGGGACTACGTCGAAGTTTCACTTTGCGTATGCCCCGTAAACACACCCCCAG